ATGTCCAAACGATGGCTTTCAAGTTCCCACTTTAAGGTTTCCTCAACCTCCACGGCCTCCTTAATTTCCTTCAATAGCTTTTTGTATTCAGGGTCGCACAAGGCTTCACGCTCCTGGGCGTTTGCTGCCTCGATGCCTTTGGTAAGCGCATCCTTCATCAGAATGGCTTTTTGAACCCTTCTGTACTCCTCCAGATACGTTCTGCGCCCCTTTGCCTGACCAAACCGTGGCGCTTTCTCTCGGATGGATTCTGCGGCTTTTTCAGGAGACATAATTTTTCTCCTTGATTTTGGCTTCTATGGCGCGTTGCCATTGCCAGTAAGCAGCGGGATAGATAACCAGATATTCTTCGTCAGATGTGCGGACACGCTCTGCCTCAAATTGCTTTTCAAGTTCGCGCATATCCTCATCCGTCAGCCCAACCCATTCACGCTGTGGTTGTGGGGTGGCCGTCATGCGTCTTACGCAACCAACACAGTTTTGGTCGTAGTACACAGCACCAAGCGTGTGCGAATCGTGGCAATAAGGACAAACCGGCTCCTGCTTCTCAGCCTGCTCTATGGCTTGGCGACCAAGACGTAAAGCCTCATGAAAATCATCGCCATCAAAAGGAATCTTGTCTTTATTGATGCAGTCCAGAACATATTCAAGTTCATGAACCATCAGTTTCATTGCTTCTATGCTCATTCCTCATCCTCCTCATTACATCTTTCGCAACCGGGATGATCTGGATCACGGCAATCAGGAGCGCCAATTAAACGATAAAGGCGTTTCTTTTCCCACCAAACCAATGCTTTCAATTCTTCTGTTTCATCATTCATTTTTTCACCATTACAAGCACTATTAAAAAGAAAACAAACCCAACCAAGCCAATTAATCCCAACATAATCAGCAATGATTCGGTGGCGTCATTCACAAAGGCGCATCCTCTGCATCAGACGGATATTTCGGCCCCCGAGGTTCTTTGTACGGAGGTAACGGAAAAGGTGGAAAAGGCCAATCACTCACGTTTCATGCTCCTTATAAACACAGCAAAACTAGCCAATGTATTTGGCCCAAAAGCCTTAAATTGCTCAATTGCTCGGGCAATCTCCTCAATGGTTCTATTCCGTACTTCAGTCTCATACGGGTTTAGATCAATCTTTTCGCTCATTCCAACTCCTCCTTTACCATGATGTCAACGCCAGGCTCACTCGAATACACCTTTGTGCAGTGCAACGAAACGATCTGTGAATCGTCCTTAAAAACAATCCCATTCATGCCATCCAACAAGGATTTGGCAAGGTTGTCGATGTCAGGCTTCTTAATTGGCTTCTCCAAGCCCGTTAAACAGTCCTCTGTGCGCTTTTTGGAGTGCGACTTAGGGATACCTAGCCTGATGTACAAATAAACGCCTACAGGGGTTTCTAGCGGCTCGTTCGATCCCATGGCGTGTTGGGAGGTCAACCGCACATGATCCTCATACGTCCGGGTTCCCTTGTCGGTGTAGGACTGCACGATGCCGTTGAACTGGCGAAATCTGGGGCGCTTTTTGGGGACTGGTGTGCCCTCAACGTGGAAGTGAAGCATAAAAGTCATTTGTTAAACCTGTTCATTCGTTGGCGTAAATCAAAAGCTGCATCTTCACCGCGCAGCCTGGTGATGTGACTGATGATTCTGTCCCACCACCTCCTGGCTTCGTTGGGGCCAACCTCTTTGGCTTTCTCCCGGTATCTCCTGATCCATTCCCGCGCTTCCGTGTCGCGTAGAAATTCCAAGGTCGCCGGTGACGAGTAAGGCGAGCGTGACTTTGTATTTCGGGGTCGGGATACCATTTTTAATTCCGTCCAAAATCAGGTGCGCTTCTGTGTTGGTCATGTGTTTTTCCTTAAAACAACAAAGGTTGAGTTTTTACTTTGTTTCCTGCGTCATATCTTTTCGACTCACCTTTGGGGTAAGGCAAAACTTCATATTGCAAGTCGTTCAAAAGTTGTTGTTTTTCTTTTTTATTGCCAACAAAAAACACATATCGATGTTTTGCACTTCTTCCCATGCGATTTTCTTTGTCGCCTTTGTTGTGCCTAGAGTGTTTGCCATCTTCGCCAGCCATGTCGGTTCTTTCTTTTGTTGTTCCCGTAAAAAGAAAATTGCAAGCCTGGTAGATGTATCCAACATGATTCTGGGCTGTATCGGCATAACTAACAACAATGGTCGATGGTGGCAACATTTTGAGGCTATGACCAACTAAAAAACTTGTTGCGTTTTTTGTGTTTGTGTCCACGCATAATCGGTTTAGTTCTATCACTTTGTCTTTGTTTTCTTTGCCACAAACACCCATGCAAAGAAATGGTGATGCTGGCATTCCGTAAGTGCAAATCCCAACCAGCAAATCATCTTCATACAAACCAAATGCGTAAGAAATTGAGGGCATACGTTTGGCGTAGTGTCGTTGCATGATCCAGGGCTCTGCCTCAAAGGTTTTTATTGGCAAAACTTTCATGCGCCTTTCCTCAATGCCGCCATTTTTGCCAAAACTTCTAAAGGTGGTGGTGCGGCTCTTTTCCTGTCCTCATCCAGTTTGACAAGGGCTGGATCGCGTTCTTTAGTTCCAGGTACTGTGGTTCTGGCAATGTCTGCCAGGGATGGTTTGGGCGCAACCCAATCGGCTTTGAAGGATTGCCAGCCACGCAGCACGCATTCCTTGAGGGCGTCATTTAGGGAGACGCCAGCAGTCTTGGCTTCTTTTGCCAAACCCTCGACAACCCGGTCTGTGATCGGTGCTCGGCGTTTTTTGCGGATTTGCAAGAAGTCTTGCCAAACCAAGTTATCCACACCGTCAGGTGTGTGTATATGGTTATTGGTTATTGGTTTATGGTTATTGGTTGGTTGAACGTCCGTTGAACGGGCGTTAGACCTGCGTTCAGCGGATGCTTTGCCAGCGCGAGACGCTTGTTCAATCTTAGCGTGAAAGTTCTCAATTTCTATGTCTGCTCTGGGGTTTATAAACCCATCTTCTGTTGAGACAAAGAACTCATTTAGCACCGTCAGCACATCTTGTTCGTACTCTCTCATGTTGATCTGGCGTGCAATGTCGCGCTGTCGAATGGGAGATTCGTGAAGGTAGTAGTAGTCAAGAAGCCTGCGATATGCGCAATCTTCTATGACGGTCAAATGCCGTGTGTGACTTGCATAGTCACCAATGTGAAAGTTGTAGTAGTGCATACAAGACCCAAACAAGACCCTTTGGGAAACCATCGGCAGGCGGGGTCTAGACGCTTTTCGGCGGGGTAGCTACCCCCCACCTAGCCGGGTTTCAAAACACTATAACTCAGAAACAGGTCGTGTTGCAATTGTTTCCGTAGCAACAGGTAGTGCAGGTAACCATACGGCCACCGGACATGATCGTGTGAGTAGTACAAGACGCCCAAACCATAGTGGCTGAGAGGGCAAACCAGGCGGCAATGATTGCTTTTTTCATGTTTTAAACTCCTTTGTAAAAAACCAACACATTAGGGAAAGTCCCTACTTAAACCATTCTGGACGCAACAGTTGCAATTGCCAAATTCGTGCTTTGGGAACTGTTTTCCATTGGGCAACTGCCGCCTGGCTGATGCCAAGCAAATCAGCTAGCTTACGCTGTGAGCCTGCAAGACGAATAAAATGTTCCTTTGACATAAGCCAGATTATACAAAAACAACACTTTGGCGTGTTAGGGTAAGTCCCTACAAAAAAACATTTGACACAAGCATAAGCTAGGTTATAGTTCAGTCATCCCGGAGCGCAACGCATACGGTATTTTTTGGAGCACTTAACATGAACACCAGCAACACAAATCGCGTCACCATTTACTTTGCCGACAAACTGGCTGGTAAAACCGGCATGGGCGGCGGTCTTGACATTAACGGCAACGTGGCGACTCGCGGTGGAGTTGTCAGCATGAGTCCCGTTTTCGCGCAACTTGCAATGGCACGCGCCAAAGCAAAGCATCCTGATTGGCAGGTTCAAATGGTCACCTCGACTGCTGATGCTGCATTTTTTGACATTCCCAAAAAAGAAGCAATCGAAAAAGCACAGCGCGAATTGGAATTGCTTGCGCACTAATTCCTGGGGCTACGGCCCTTTTTCTTGAGCACTAACTGGA